AAAACTGATAATAAAGTTGAGGCACATTTCATGAGCTTATTATTAACAGAGGCATTATATATTTATACTAACCAGATATATAAAAAGGTCTGTGAAAAAGAAAAAATTACTAAGAAAAAATGAAGGGATATGAAGTTTAAAAATAAATATAGATTAATGCTTTATAAAGCGTATTTTGATAGAGGTTTGGGAGTTACAAATTATTTAAAATATGTAATTGCCGGAGCAGGACTAGTAGTTAAACAAGTTGACACTATTTTATGGATTGGACTTATCTATTTAATATTTTGTTTTGTCGTTGGTTATTTATGGTTTAGGTGGAGATTAGTAGAAGCTGAGCAAGAAGTTAGCAATAATTATAATATTCTTTTTAGGAAGTTACGACGAAACATTTAAATATTAGGATAACCGAATAACTATATGGCTAATGAAGCAACATGGATTGAAAGACATGGATATCCACCAGGAAATCCAGTAAGTTATACTGTTGCTAATGGAACAGCTATTTCTGCAGGGACTCTTTTAGTATTAAGTTCAGACCCTAGAACTGCATCTGCTTCTTCTGGTATTAATCAAGTTTTCTTAGGAGTTGTAAATTCTGATAAAGAAGCTAATGATGGAAGCACTAGAATAGGTGCAGACACAGCAGGTATATTTGATATGACTGTTGTAGCAGGAACAGCAGATTTACCTCAAATTGGTGATTTAGTTGAATTATCAGGCGCTAATTTAATCAGAGCTGTAAGACCTAGAGGAGTTAGTGGTGCAGAGTTTATTTCAGGTGCTAAGTTTGCATTTGGTAGGTCATTGGAAAATGCTTCGGCTTCGGAGGTTATAGCCGTTAAAATACCTTATTAATATGCCAGAATTTTCAGGTCAGGTAATGTTGAGAAAAGAGTTTATTGATGGAGTTGTAAAAGGCTTCGCTTTACAAGAATATGTTATGAAACAACTAGTCATTAATGATACTTCTAGTTCATGGAAGGAAAGCTATTTCCAAGAAACATCTGCAGACCTAACATCTCCAGCTACTAATGGAATTAGAGGAATACCTAGATTAGCTGCTTTTCCAGTAGGTAGAGTAACTGAAAGTAAACAAACTGCTACTCAGGAAAAATACGGTATGGAAGATACAATCTCTTATGAAGATGAAATCACAAACGCCGTTGATGTAATTTCAAGAACCCTATTAAGAATAAGTAGAGCTGTTGTAAGAGCTGTTGATACTCAGATATGGAATGTATTGACTGAAAGTCAATCTCCGACCAATATTAATTCAGTAACTATTGCTGCTGGAAATGAATGGGATAGTGCTACAATAGCAAACAGAGACCCTATACAGAACATACTAGATGCTATTAGAGCAATCCAGGAAGATAATTATAATGCTTTGAATGGTAACGGACATTTAGTATTAAATCCTAAAGACTTCGCTAACCTTATGGGCAATGCAAATGTAAGAAATGCAGGTCAATTCTACACTTCTGATGTTACACAGAATGGAAGAGTTGGAAGATTATTAGGTCTAACTGTTGTAGTAAGTAATACGGTAACTGCTGATTATGCTGCTGTAATAATTGCGAAAGAATGTGGAACATGGAAATCAGCTTTAGGATTAACTGTTGAAAGTAAGAAAGAGTCAGGAATTTCTACAACAATAAGAGCATTTGAAATTGGTGTATGTCAATTAACAAACCCTAACGCTGTTTGTCTAATAACAAACACAGCGGCTTAAAATGGCTACTGGTGATGTGACTGCTACTTTTGTAGGTAGGTCTTCTATGTCTGGCGGTGCTATTGCCGCATTAATGACAGGTCAAAATCTAGGTGCTGCTACCGTCGCAACTTCTACTGCTAATTTTGAGTTTGTTTACTCTGCTAATGGACAAGAAGTTTTAATTTTTAAAGTTGCGAGGGCTGCATAATGGCTACAAGAGATGGGAATGAAGTCGTAGCTCCTAAAGAACTTATACTCCCTACTATAAGGAATGTTGCGGCTAATACTAGGAGACATGGAACTATATTTGTGAGCGGTGGTGAGCTTATATTCGTCTCTGGGAGTGTTTTAATAGTGATTAGTGGAACTTCTATAATAGCATAAGATTTTTATATATAGATAGATACAGATTAATATGCCTAGCATAAAACAAGTAATTAATTCCTTTAAGTCTACTCCTAATCAATCAAGCAATACTCAGGGAAATATTGGTTATGATAATCCTAGACAAGTTATAGACCCTCAGATTAGAACTCAATCTGTAAATAGTAAAGAAATCGTCGCCAATAAATTTAGATTATTATCAGGCGCTAGTGTTAATGGTTTAGTTCTCACTGCTGACACTAACGGAAATGGTATATGGAAAACTGCCGCCGGGGCCGTTAGTATTGGTGGAAATGTAACAAATGGAACTGATAAAAGTGTTATATTCATATCAGGAACAAGTTTAGCACAAGACCCTAGTTTATTTTACTGGGATTATAATAACAGAAATCTAGTGATAGAGAACTCTGGTAGTGGAGAAGCAAATTTAGTGCTCTCAGGAACAACTGCTATTCTTAAAATTGCTACGAAAAATGGAAGTGTTAACGCTTCTACAAGTATTAATTTTGTTGGACAGAGAGGAACAGGAAACGCTAACTGGTATATAGGAACTAATGATAATGGTGGGGGTCTTAGTGATGGGTCAGGAAGTGCAGACGATTTTTATTTTTACAAAAATGCTGGAACCACAGGTACAAAATTAATAATTAAAGATAATGGTAATATTGGGATAGGAGTTAAAAATCCTTCTAAAAAATTAGATGTGGTCGGTACTGCAAGTATATCAGGCGCTACTAGAATATCTGGTTCTGGTTTTATCAGAGATGGATTAATTATAGGAGCAAATCCAAATGGTTTTTCAGGATATGATTTGGCTGTAACTAATCAAAATGGTGGATTTGGAATAATCACAAATTCAGGAAACAAAACAAAATTTTATACCGTCACTGATGGAGATTTTGAATTTCAAACCAATGGGCAATCTCCGGGTGTTTATTTTGCTATTAGCGGAGCCATCGGTATAAAAACACTTTCTCCTAGAGAAATGTTAGATGTTATTGGTAATGCAAATGTTACTGGATATGTCTCTGCAGGAAGCCTAAGAGCTGCTAACGGTTATACAGGAGATGCGACTGACGGGGATGTTGCACACTTTGTTAATGGAATTTGCACTGGGATAAACTAACCGAAACATTTAAATACTTACTTACTTACTTACTTACATGAAAACATTGAATTTAACATTTGATGAAATTGAGTATAATAAGTTATCAGTGCAAAAAGCTAGATGTTCTGTAACTTCATGGGAAGAGTTTTTCTTATTTAGGATACTAAATTTAAGGAGACAAAAAAATGCAAGAAATAAAAATTAATATTATTGATGGTATTTATATTATGTTAATTACTGCCTTTGTTTTCTGGTATTTTTGGGGTTCATCATGTTAGAAGTAGAAGTTAAGGGTATATCATGGGATAAAAGGGTTATTCTATGTTACGAACCTACAATGCGTGAAGAAAAGTGGTTCAAAGTTGCTAATAATATAGACATTAAAAGTATTCGTAAAGGTCCTGCAAGTATAGTTTTGAACGATAATGTCGTCACAGTTTATAGTAGCAGAGATAAAGTGGTGCAGGGACGAGTGGAAGTCCCTGCTACAAATTATAATAGAGATAATGTTCAAACATCTATAATAAGACAATCATGTCTTAAAGCTGCTATTGAATATTATAGTAATAAATATCATAGTAATCTTGAACCACAAAGCATGGAATTAGTGCTTAAAACAGCTGAAGAGTTTGAAAAATGGGTGTTAAGATGAAAGATAATAAAGGTGAATTCATGACACTTTGGCATAAAAGACAACCTAATGATGATTGTCTTAAGCTATATCTAAATAAATTTGTTTATTTTGAAGAAGATGTTAAAGAAGCTCTTAAAAATGTTATTGATATGGTAGAAAAACAAAAATTGTTTTATGAAAATTTATTAGAAGAAAAAAAATTTGAAATTGGTTCAATATATTCTATAAGGATTTTAATAATAATTGAAGACCATAATAAAATATTAACTAAATTAAAATCTGAATTTGGAGAGGAAATGTTAAAATGAAAGTAAAATGAGGTATATGCCCTCGCCTTCGGCTCGGGCTTTTTCTCAATTCGGGCTCGGGCTCGGAGAGAAGATTTAAATAGTTAAAAGTCTTTGAAAATCTACTGATTTTCAAGTTCTTAATAAATTAAAGATTCCTCTACAAGACCAATTCAAATATGTAACAAAAGACCGATACAAATAAGCGAGGCAAAGCTCAAACTTTTAAGCGTTGCTAGTAACTTTCAGCATATCTTTTTGACCTTGATTTCCACTCGAAAAGGCCAAATTTGGGGTTTTTAAGGCTTATAGAGGCAAATGAGTTCCAGTGGAAACAGAGGTAGGGGTAACCTTCATTTCCTATGGAACTAAAGTGCTTATTAATGTCATTTTTAGGGGTTTAAAAGTTCTTTTAAGTAGTATTAACCGTAGTTTTAGTGAGTTATTCGGTTATTTTCCATTTACGCAGTGGAAACAGAGGTTAGGGTGGGGTCTATTTCCAGTGGAGAAATGTGTTAGTGATAAGCACATGATAATTAGAAGCGGTTGTTACAAAAAGGGGGGGAAAGGGGGGGTAGTCACTAGAAAATTTTAGTAACTTTAAAGAAAAAATGCTAAAAAGGGTATCTATCCAATTTTATATTAATATATATAGATACAATATACATACATTTAAATACTACTTATACTTAAATAAATCATGCCTATAACAACTTTATACTTAAAACAAGAAGTTTATGATTTTCTAATTAAAGAAGAAAATAAATCAGCGATAGTAAACGACTTACTTTTAAAATATTATGAGAAACTAAAGTTAGGAAAGATGAGTATTGAAGAAATAGATAAGAGGATTGAAATAGCTGATTTAGAAGAAGAATTAAAGAAAAAAAAGAAGGAGTTAGAAAATGCAACTGGAAAAAATTGACTTAGAAAGATTGAAACAAATCAAGCAACAATCTAGTAAAGAAGTTAACGCTAAAAAAACAACACAAGGACAGATTAATTGTAATTGGTGCAAACAACAGGTTAATCATAATGGAGATTTTGACCATTTTTATCAATGTGATAAACATAACACAATATTTTGTGATAGTTGTGCAAAGAATTTTTTCCAAGACCCTATAGATAAAAAATTTGCTCCTTGTTGCTTAAAGGCTTTTTACTTAACTGATTTTGCAACAAGAATGAATTTAAATTATAACCCTGAAGAAGATAATTGCATTTATAAAAAGAGGTCTGTTGAAAATAATGCATGAGCAAGACATGGCTGGAGAAGAGGATATTGATAAAGATGAGGAGATTGAGGAAGAAGAAGAAGATATTTGATGAGGACCATAAAGATATTGGAGAAGGATTAATAAGTAAGGTGAGTGCGGCAGAATTTATAAGTGCGGCTGTATTTAGATTAAGAGAGCAATTAGAAAATGGTAGAGATAAAAAACAAGTATAAGTATGGAGTAGATTACGAAAGGAAATTAGTAAAAAAGGCAAAAGAGAGAGGCTTAATTGCGTTTAGAAGTGCAGGTTCACATTCGCCTATTGATGTTGTTATAATAGACCAAGCAAATATGAAAGTCTGGTTATTACAATGCAAATATGGAAGAAGTTATACAGAAGCTGATAAGAAAAAAGAACTAGATAAACTTCTATATCTTAACGGATTTTATAAGGTTGAAACTAAAGTTATGGGTTGGGAAGAAAGGAATGATGAACTATGAAGGGCAGAAGAAAAAAGAGAGATTATATCAAAGACCCTATCTCATTGAGCGATATAAGCGTTCCTTTGAAGATAGACTTTCAAGATTTAGACGACTGGCAGAGAGAAATTATAGATTACAAAGGCAATATAGCGATATGCTCAGGGAGACAAGTAGGGAAGAGTGCGATTATGGCTCTGAAGGCAGCACTGACTCTATTGCAGTATGATAGGATTAAAATTCTGATAAGTTCAGGTAGCGAAAGACAGGCGGCGTATATTTATGAGAAGGTGAAGCAGGTTTTAAACCAGTTAAAAGACGACCCTTACGCAGAAACTCCAACAATGAGAAGGACCGTGTTAAAAAATGCAAGTGAGTTATATTGTTTACCGACTGGGAAGACTGGAGACTTAATAAGAGGGTTAACGCTAGATGTATGGATACCAGATGAAGCTGCATATATCAATGATGCAGTATGGGCAACAATAAGCCCTATGTTGTGGATTAGTAAGAATAGAGGGATGGGTTGGATATGGGCTTTAAGCACTCCAGCAGGTAAAATTGGAAGATTTTATGATTGTTTTAACAATCCCGAATATAAAACATGGAGAATAAGCTCGTTGAATTGTCCGAGAATACCTAAGAGTGAACTAGAGATGTGGAAAAGGAATTATACTAGAGTTCAATACGAACAAGAGGTTCTAGGTAATTTCGTAGATGAGATTAGTAGGTTTTTCCCAGATAATGTCTTACAAAAGTGCTTTATAAAGGATTTAGAACCATTTATAAATACAAGTGCCTGTCTAGGAGTGGATGTAGCAAGATATGGTGGAGACCAAAACGCGTTTGTTGAAGCCCAAGAGAAAGATGAAAAGTATCGTGTTACTTTCTGTGAGACTACTGAGAGACAAGGGATACATGAAACTTTTAGAAAAATTCAGGAATTGGATACACGGAAAAGATACAAAAAAATATTAGTTGATGATGGCGGTGTAGGTGGGGGTTTAACAGACTTCTTAATAGAGAAATATAAAACCAGAGTTATTGGAATTAATAACGCAAGTAGAAGTATAACTTTTGATAAAAAGAAAAGAAAGAGACTTATGAAAGAAGATATTTATAGTAATGCGTTAATAATGATGGAGCAAGGAAACCTACAAATTATAGATAATGATGAATTGAGAGAGAGCTTACAATCTGTTTTATACGAGTATTCAGACACTGGAGAACTTAAAATCTACGCCAGATATAATCACCCAGCGGAAGCAATGGTTAGGGCTCTGTGGGGAGTAAAAAAGAAACATTTAAATCTCTGGGCCGCGTCTAAGTCTAATCAATGGTAACAACATTTACAATAAGCGGAGCTTGTATTAAGAAAGCAGGAATAGGAATTAATGAGCAATTAAGTGCAGGCACTATATTATTGTCAGGGAGTAACTTTATCGTAGATACATGGATTAACGACGCTGAATGTCAAATAAATGTAGCAACAAAAAGAAACTGGACTGATATTTATAGCTCTCTTAATGCAGATGTAAAAGATATTTTAAGAAAAGCAACATCTGCATTAGTAGCAAATGATTGCATAGCTTATGACCCAAGCGGTTATCCAAGCACAGAGAGAACTACTTTAATCATGGATAAAAATGATAATGATTATAATGAATGTATAAAAATCCTTAAAGATATGGATACCTCTTTGTGGGTCACGAGGCAATAATGGCTATTCCAGTAAAATATAGGAAGTTTAAGGAAACGGCTATCGCTAGTTATGATTTTATAGATATTGCTAGCGGAATAGGTTTTAAAAAATTCTATGCAGTCGGAACTAACTCTAGTAGTGGAAAACAGTATTCTTTAAGTTCAGAAGTTATAGCGAGTGATGTAGATAATTATCAGGGCAGTGTATCAGATTTAGATATAGAATCAACTGATGTAGCTGCAAAGGGTGAATGGAATTTTGATTTACCTATACAGAGAAGTTTAACATTAGCGGCGTGTGATGTATTAATTAATACAACATTAGGTTTAAGTATTGGTGGTGGTGGTGCCTCTGCATTAGCTAGATTAAAATACAGATTATATAGAGTTGTAGGCGGAACAGAGTATTTAATTGGTTCACAAGTTACAACACAAAACGAAAGTTCAAGTAGCTCAACAGCATATAGATTAAGCACAAGGTATACTATTCCTAGAACAGATTTAAGAGTAGGAGATACATTAAGACTAGAAATTCAGATTTGGGGCTATCGCAGTGCAGGAACAGTTTCCACAGCTTATATAATGTTTGATGGAGCAAATAGAAGCACGGTTTCAGGTAGTCCATTCACAAATCTAGCTATTGATTTACACATGACTCTGGGTTTTAGGATAGATTTATAAAAATGCATAACCTTTAAAAATCATGGCTTTAATGGACATAGGCAGTGCTCAGGCTTCGGATATGACGAACGCAATTAAAGATTTTGTTGTTCCTTCTATGAATGAAGATAGAGTTCAACAACAAAAAGAGACATATTATCAAAATACAAAATGGGCAAAACAATGGGGTTATTTTAATCAGATTGCAGATTTAAAAAGTGCATTAACATTAAAAGTCACATGGATAGTAGGAAAAGGATACGAAGCAGACCCAGAGACGACAGTTATTTTAAATAATATTCGTGGAGATGGAAAGCAGACTTTTGAAGATATTATTTATAGTATGGAAATAACGAAGAGAATTGGCGGAGATGCTTACGCAGAGATTATAAGAGACCCAGACACAGGAGAATTACTGAATTTGAAATTATTGAATACTGGAACTATGAAATTAGTTTATGGAGAAAAAGGAAATCTAAAAGAGTATAGACAAACAACGAATATTAAAGGTCAAAATGAAGTAAAGTTTAAACCAGAAAATATTTTTCATTTATCTAACAATAAAATATCAGACCAGATTCACGGTATAAGTGATATAGATGCAGTAGAGAAATATATCCAAGCTGACGCAGAAAACTTTGACGATATGAAAAAGATAATGCATAGAGGGGCGAGACCTATGATTTTATGGAAGTTAAAAACAGACGATACAACAAAGATAGCTCAGTTCATATCTAGAATAGACGCAGCAAGAAACTTAGGCGAAGATATGTTTATACCAGATGACGAGGATATAGTTACACATGAAATTGTCCAAGTTGATGTGAGTGCGAATGTTTTAGCATGGAGAGATACTTTAAGAAATTCATTTTATAGAACAATAGGATTACCTCAGATAGTTCCGGGTAGTGGTGGACAATCTACGGAAAGCGAAAGTAAAGTTATTTATCTAGCGTTTGAGCAAATTGTAGAAAAAGACCAAAGATATCTTGAAAGACAAATTAAAGAACAATTAGGTTTAAATGTTAATTTCTTACCGCCAAGCACATTAAGCCAAGACTTACAAAGCGATGAAGCAAAAGATACTGGTGCTTTATCTTTCCAACCTAACGATAGTCAGGTAGGGGGAATATAATGGTAGCTCTAAGTAAAAGCACTATCGGAAAAAAAAGCGAAGAGACAAATATAGAAGACTTAAAGAAAAGAGAAAAAGCGAAAATTCCATTAATTGAAAGTGGATTAAGTGAGAAACAAGCGAATACTATTGTCGCTAGTGAAAGACCAGAAGAAGTTTTAAGAAGAGCGGCAGAGAGAACACTTGCATTAAGAGCAGAGGAAAGTAAGATTATTGCAGACCAATTGGCTAAGTCACCTCAAGAAACTCCTAAATTACCGACGATAGAAGAATTTCAAGCAGAGAAAAATAAACCTAAACCAATACAGCCATTACTAGGAACTAAAGAAGGATTTGAAGCTACTAGAAAACAAGTAGAAGAAGTCGGTGTAAAAGAAAGTTTAAAGACAGGTGTCAAAGCAGGTGGATTACTTGCAGCAGGAGCAATAGCAGTTCCTCTTATTGCTGAGGGTATAGTTGCTCTATCAGCTACATCAATAGCAACTACTACAACAGCGTCAGCTGTTACAACTAGTAAAGATTTATTAGCAGGAGCAGGGAAATATTTACTTACAGGTATAGCCGTTCTTAGTCCGGGCAAATTAATTAAGGATAGTGAAAAAGCTCTTGGTGAAGCTACAAGTGGATTAAATGAAATTACTAATGCTATTAAAACTGGTGAAGCTCCTCTAGCTCTAGGTGTAGAACAATATTATTTATATCTACAAACACTAAATAATTTAGAAAAAACATTTAACACTTACAAGTATTTTGATTATAAATATTATTTAGGTGACGGCAAAAATACTTTAACTAAGATAGAAACAGCAAGAAGAACAAGCCAGATTTATGCTCAGGAATTAAGGAACGCTGCACAAACCCAAGCAATTAATAGAGCTAGGGAGGAGACTGGATTAAGATGAAGGAAGTAATAGAAACTATAATTAACAGCACAGCATTAACATTAACATCATTCGGAGTAATTAGTATTACTAGTGGGAAACACATCGGATACTTCGCCATTCTTTTTGGAGTTGGATTAGAGTTTCTTAAATATTGGGGTAGAAAGAATAAATACTGGAAATAGAAATATTTATAAAGAGTAAGTAAGTAACTAAGTTATGGAAGAAGTGATAAAATCTAATAATACTAATACCTCTGAGGTTTCTAAAGTCACCTCTTCCTCAGAGGTTAATACAACACTTAATTTAATTCAAAGAGCTCAAGAAGTCGCTGATAAATTAAAATTAGAAAATGACAGAGCAGAAGCAATATTATCTAGGCAGATTTTATCAGGGCATAGTTTTGCAGGAAGTGTGAATACAGCTCCGCTTACTCAAGAAGAAAAAACTAAAAGAGAGGTTGACGAGTTTATTAAAAGATTTGGAAAATGAAAAAGCATAAATACGGAAAGATTATTTTATTAGTTCTTCTAGTTGCTTTATCTTTTTTTGCAGGTTATAGTATAGGTTTTGCCGACGCTGTTAACACTTTAATTGATACGGCTTTTAAAGTTTTAAATATTAATGCTAGTGATATTGTTTTCTCTGATTATGGAAAGGTGCTTTTAAAAGAATATATCGCTAAGGGGGGACTAGGATGACACAAGTTTATTTTTTAGTTAGAGGTAAAGATAATGTCGTTAAGGAATGGATTAAACATTTATCTGTTAAATGGTTCCCATATTCTTATAATGGACAGAACGGACTACTAGAAGGAATATTAAGACCTGTGCAATTATATGAGTTTGCTTTCCCAGAAGAACATAAAGACGCAGTCTTAAATACTATATTTGATGGACAGGAAGATTTTGGAAAACACCAAAGTAACTGGAAAGGTAATATAGGTTTGAAAGCATTACAAAAAATGCTAGGTTGTAAGCCTATTCCTAAATTTAAAAAAGATTTGAAATTGCCTATGCCTGATAGAAATGGAATGAGTGTAATGGGAGTAGGAATAAGAGATGATAAAATGAACCACCACCCTGCAACAGGCAAACCTAACGAGGGAATATGAAAACAATATTTTCTATATCTTATGATGAAAAAACCCACAGAGTTAGAGTTAAAACTGATAATAAAGTTGAGGCACATTTCATGAGCTTATTATTAACAGAGGCATTATATATTTATACTAACCAGATATATAAAAAGGTCTGTGAAAAAGAAAAAATTACTAAGAAAAAATGAAGGG